GTAAAACAATTAAAGATACAAGTAAACGAGTAAAAGAACGAACTAAAGTAACAAATAAAGAAAAACAATTTGCTACTAACATCGTTGTAGGTATGGGAGCTGTAAAAGCATATAAAAAAGCATACAATGAAATGTCAGATAACAAAGCTGGTAAAAAAGCAGCTATATTACTTAAACAGGAAAGAGTTATGAAAGAAATAGAAAAGTCAGTATTAGACGTTGCAAAGACATTAGGTATAGACCACGAGTATATATTAGGTAAACTTAAACATCTTGCTGATTATAGTGAAGATGATAACATTATACTGCAATCTACAAAAGAACTAGGTAAGATTGTTGGAACATCTGGTAGTAATGTAAAACAAATAGAAACTGGTATAGTAGGAATGTTTCAAGGATTTGGCTCAGAAGATTTACAAATAGCAGAAAGAAAAAAAGAACTTAAACCAATAGAGGGAGAATAATATGTTAATGAAAGACGATGCTGGTAATATCGTTGGATGCGATAAATGCGGTTCAAGAAGTATTAAAAAAGATGGATGGCAATATTGGAAAGCAGGTAAAAAAAGACAACGATGGCAATGTAAAGCATGCGGTAAAAAAATGCTTAATCCTAAGATTATTGAAAAGTCTCCGTTTGAAGCGCAAGACTTAGATGTTGATTTTATTCCAATAGACGATATAATAAAACATCGTAAGAAACAATTTAAACAAAAACTAAAAGCTAAAAAGTCTAGAGGATTAATAAATATTAAAATTAATCAAATGGGACCTATAGGTATACTTCATTTTGGAGACCCTCACGTAGATGACGATGGTACAGATTTAGCAGAAATATATTCATTATGCAATCTAATAAATGAAACAGATGGATTGTTTGGGGGTAACTTAGGAGACATACAAAACAATTGGATAGGCAGACTTCAAGCATTATATGGACAACAATCTACATCTGCAAAAGAATCATGGAGACTTACAGAACATTTTGTTAATCAAGTAGAATGGTTATACTTAGTAGCAGGTAATCATGATGTATGGAGTGGTGATGGCGACCCGCTAGAATTTATTATGAGAGAACATAGTGGAGTATATGAACAATGGGGAGCAAGACTTAACCTTATATTTCCTAATGGTAAAGAGATTCGTGTTAATGCTCGTCATATGTTTAAGGGCAACTCAATGTGGAATACTGCTCATGGTGTAGCTAAAGCTGCTCAGATGGGTTGGAAAGACCATATACTTACTTGTGGACATACTCATGTATCAGGTTATCAAGTATTAAAAGATGCAGCTAGTGGACTTATAAGTCATGCAATACAAGTAGCATCATTTAAAATAATGGATAGTTATGCAGACAAACTTGGATTAGATGATAAAAATATATTTAATGCACCAGTTACAATTATTGACCCTTACTATGAAGATGATGATAATAGATTAATTACTACTATATTTAATCCATACGAAGGTGCTAAGTTTTTAGAATACAAAAGAGAACAATGGAAAAAGTCGAAACAGAAATAATACTTATACCATTTCTTGCATATTGGGGATTAGCTAATAAAGGCCCTAATCAACATTCACATCATCAAAGTGGTAGTAAGTCTCAAAGTTACGACCAATGGAAGTTTATAATAGATGGCAAATATAAATACACAGAACGTAAGCGAAGCTGAAGAAGCTCTAAAACTTGCATACACAGATTTAATAGCTTTTGGTAAGTTATTCTTACCTGATGATTTTTTACGAAGCGAAACACCATTCTTTCACTATGAAGTTGCTGATGCAATTGATGATAAAGAAAACAAACAAACTGCCATTATTATTCCTAGAGGTCATGGTAAAACCGTATTAACTAAAGCATCTATGTTAAAAGATTTTGTCTTTTGTAAAGATGATTTCTTATTCTATGCTTGGGTATCTGCTACACAAAAACTTAGTGTAGGTAATATGGATTACATTAGACACCACCTTGAATTTAATGATAGATTAAAATACTATTTTGGAAATTTAAAAGGAAAAAAATGGACAGAGGAAGATATAGAGTTAAGTAATGGATGTAAACTTATTAGTAAAAGCAATGTCGCAGGAATCAGAGGTGGAGCAAAACTACACAAAAGATACGACCTCATCGTACTTGATGACTTCGAGCATGAAGCAAACACAATTACGCAGGAAGCAAGAGATAAGAATGCTAATCTTGTTACTGCTGTTATCTATCCCGCTATTGAGCCTCACACTGGTCGTCTTCGTGTTAATGGCACTCCTGTACATTATGATTCATTTATTAACAATCTTCTTAATAGTTATGCGAAAGCTGAAAAAGAAAACAAAGAGTTTGCTTGGAAAGTTATTACATATAAAGCATTATTAGATAACGAAACACCATTATGGGCATCTTTCTTTACTAAAAAGAAATTAGAAGAAAAGAAAAAATTCTATGCAGATAGTGGTATGCCACAAAAGTTCTATCAAGAATATATGATGGAAGTACAATCTGAAGAAGATGCTATATGGAAAAGAGACCATATTAGATATTGGAATGGATACTTTAAAAATGAAGATGGTGTTAATTATATTGTAAAAGATGGAGATGATATACCAGTTAATACATTTATTGGATGCGACCCTGCTACAGATATTGATACTAAGCATTCTGACTATAGTGTTATAACTGTTATTGCGATTGATGCGAATAATGAATTATATGTATTAGAATATGAAAGACATCGTAGTATTCCTACTATAGGTTCTAAGAATCCAGAGACTGGAGAGATAATAGGAAAGAAAGGTGTAGTAGATATTATTATAGAATTACATCAAAAATACAATTGTACATCATCTACAGTTGAAGATGTAGCTATGAATCGTAGTATATTTCAAGCAATGAATGACGAAAGAAGAAGACTAAACAAGTACGATATATCCGTAATACCACAAAAACCAGGCGGTACACAGAAACGAAATCGTATTTATTCTGGACTTTCTGCACGTTTTAGTACAGGAACTGTCCATTTGCGTAAAAATATGTTTGATTTAATTAACGAAATCCTTACTTTCGGTCCTAAAATGGCTCATGATGACACTATTGAATCACTTTATTACGCACAAATACACGCATTTCCGCCAAGTATGAAAAAAAGTAAAGATAAAAAATCATGGTTTAAGCCTAAAAGAAAAGCTAAAAGCTGGTTAGTATCGTAAGGAGTATATATGCCTAAATTTGGTAAAAGGTCAAAAGAACGATTAAGAGGAGTAGACACTAGACTTGTTAATGTTTTAAATGAACTTATTAAGATTATGGATGTTACAATTATTGAAGGATTACGGAGCAAGCAACGACAGGAGATATTACTAAAAGAAGGCAAAACGAAAACTAAGTTTAGCAAACATATTGAAGGAAAAGCTGTAGACCTCGCTCCGTATCCTATAGATTGGGAAGATAGAGATAGATTTCATTATATGGGTGGAATGATTAGAGGTATTGCAAAACAATTAAATATTAATGTTCGTTGGGGCGGCGATTGGGATAGTGATGGCGAAACAAAAGATAATCGCTTCGATGATTTAGTCCATGTGGAGATTAGAGATTAATGGCAAGAGTAACAAAAAAATCTAAAGCACAAATAAATAAACAGATATGGGATAAAGTAAATAGTTCTCATAGACAACAATGGCAAACTACTAGTCAAAAAGGATATGACTTCTATCTTAATGAACAACTTACAAAAGAAGAAGTTACATTATTAGAAGAGTCTGGAATGCCAACATTTACTATAAATAGAATAACACCTATTATAGAAATAATGAAATACTTTACTACTGCAAATGACCCTAAGTGGAAAGCGGTAGGAACAACAGGAGACGATACAGACATTGCACAAGTTCATGCTGATATAGCAGATTATTGTTGGTATCTGTCAAATGGTAAATCATTATATAGTCAAGTAATACTAGATTCACTTACTAAAGGATTGGGATACTTTCTTGTAGATATTGATAAAGATGCTGATAGAGGATTAGGAGAAGTTTGTTTTAAAAGACTTGACCCTTACGATGTATATGTAGACCCTGCTAGTAGAGACTTTTTATTTAGAGATGCTACGTTTTTACAGATAAGAAAAAATATATCTAGGTCTAGATTAATTAATATGTTACCACAATTTGAAGCAAAGATTAAAAAAGTTTCAAAAGGTTCAGATGTTGTTTCCTATTCACAAAGAGATGCAGACTTTACAGATACTATACAACCTGAAGATTTGACATATGGTGTTAATATGGATGCTGAAGATGATGACATTATACCATATTATGAAACATATAGTAAGAAAAAATTTAAATATCATAATGTATACATTAAAATAGAACCATCTCCAGCTCAATTAGATTTATTAAAAGAACAAATACAAGAAGCATTACAATCTTTTCAAGAAGAAATAGAAGTTGGTTTAATTGAAAAACAAATGCAAATTGAACAACAAGTTCAAGAAGGTGAAATAATTCCAGAAAGAGCAAAGTTAATGATTGAAAATTCTCAAAAAATGGCTGCTCAAGCTATAAGAGAAAAAGAAATGCAATTACTTTCTGAAGCACAAGAACAAGCAACTGTTATTAAACAACAAGTAATGTCTAATGCAGATTTTAATCTTTTACAAAATAGTAAAGTAACTCAAAAAAATATTATTGATTCTGTAGAATTTTATGAAAATAGGATTGTAAAAACAGTTAGTGTAGGAGATGATACATTCTTATATGAATCTATTATCCCTATATCTGAATATCCTATTGTACCTATTCCATATATGTATACTGGAACTCCATATCCAATGAGTGCAGTAACTCCTCTTATAGGTAAGCAACAAGAAATAAATAAAGCACATCAGATAATGCTTCACAATGCAAACCTATCTTCTAATCTTAGATGGATGTATGAAGAAGGTTCGGTTCCAGAAGATGAATGGGAAAAGTATTCTTCAGCGCCTGGAGCATTGTTAAAATACAGAAGTGGATTCTCTCCACCTACTCCAATACAACCAGCTCCAATCAATAATGCATTCTTTACAGTTGTACAACAAGGTAAATCAGATGCAGAATATATTAGTGGTGTACCTAGTGCAATGATGGGATTCTCTCAAGACCAAGCAGAAACATATCGAGGATTACTAGCAAATGATGAGTTTGGTACTCGTAGATTAAAAGCATGGATGAATAGTATTGTAGAACCTTCACTTGAACACTTAGGTAGAGTGTTTAAAATGATGGCGCAAGAACATTATACTATTGAAAAAGTATTTAGAATTGTACAACCATTAGCAGGTAAAGACGAAGAAAAAGAAGTTAGAATTAATATTAATATGTATAATGATTATGGTAAAGCTATTGGTAAATATAAAGATTATGCATCTGCAAGATTTGATGTTAGAATAATTGCAGGCGCAACACTACCACTAAATAGATGGGCATTACTAGAAGAATATTTTAGATGGTATCAATCTGGATTAATTGATGATATTGCAATGTTAGCAGAAACAGACATAAGAAATAAAGATAAGATTATTGAAAGAAAGTCAATGTTATCTCAAATGCAAGGTCAATTAGAATCTATACAAGGTTTAATAAAAGAAAAAGATGGAACGATAGAAACACTACAACGTCAATTAGTACAAGCAGGTATTAAGATGAAGGTAGGTGATGCATCGAATGAAATACGAAAAGATGTTCTTGAAACTGAAGCACAGCAAAAACTTCTAAGAGGAATGTTAAAAGTTGAGTTTCAGAAAATGAGAGACCAAATGAAAAACGACATGGAATCAACAAAAGAAGATGTAGCTAAAATAGAGCAATCTTAGCAGTTGCATTTTAGATTTTATAGTTGCTAAATTAAAATAACCTTAAAATAGGAGATAGTATGTCAGAACAAGTAGGTAACGCTCAAGGAGCCCCCGAAAGTACAAACGTACAAGATGCAGTTATAAACGGGTCAGGTGATTTCTTTGAAACACTAGATAGGCAAGTTAATGGCGGCATATTAGACGAACCAAAACAATCAACCTCGGTACAAAGCGGTAACACGCAGTCGAGCCCCAATGTAGACGTTCAAGCAGAAAATCAACAAGATGTTGATGTTTTGCAAAAAAGGTATAGCGATTCTAGTAGAGAAGCTAAAAGGCTAAATGGTAAACTAAGGGAACTAGAGCCTTATATGCCAATATTAGATGCTATGCGAGAAGACCCTAATTTAATTTCTCATGTTAGAAATTATTTCGAGGGTGGAGGTCAGGCCCCACAATCAATGAATCAACAACTGAATCTTGATGAAGATTTTGTTTTCGATGCTGAAGAAGCATTTGCTCAACCTGATTCCGATTCTGCAAAAGTAATGGGTGCTACAATCGATGGTATTGTACAGCGTCGTCTTAGTAATGTTCTAAAAAATCAACAAGCTGAAAATGCAAAAATGGCTCGTGAAACTCAATTCAAAGAAAGAATGAATATGAATGATGAACAATGGAAAGAGTTTACTGAGTTTGCAAAAAGTAAGTCTTTAGAACTTGAAGACATTTACTATCTAATGAATCGTAAAAACAGAGATGCAGAGATAGCCGATACAACTAGACAACAAATTCAAGACAAAATGAAGGCAGTTCAAGGGCAACCATCTACTTTGGCAACACAAGGTAGTGTAGCAGTTGAAAAGTCTCAGGATGATTCAGTCTTTGATACCATTTTGGGTTCTGGCAATGAACTAGAAAAGGCTTTCAGTATATAAATTATATTGACAGCCATTAACTCAAAATGAAAGAGGTGTTAATATGGCTGATGTATTCGGCATGGAGACATATTCTGACGTACAAAGTTGGAATAACGGTCCTTTAAAAGACACTGGTGATTTAAGACGTAAATACAATTTTGGGGATAGGGTTTCTGAACTAGCAATAGCACAAGACCCATTTTTCCGATTCGTCTCACAAGTCGCCAAAAAACCTACGGATGACCCAGAGTTCAAATTTACAGAACAAAGACATTCGTACCACAAGAGATATGCATATGTAACTGCTCATGGAGCTAGTTCAAGTGTATCTAGCACTGGAGATGCAACAATAGCAGCTGGTGCAGTAGATGAAGGTGATACATATTACTTTAAAATGGGTTCAGATTATAAATCTTCTGGAAACATTTCAAGTATATATGGACAATCTGCAAGTGCAGTAGATGTTGGGGATGCTGGTACAGCTCCTGCTTTTTTTCTTCCAGACCAAGTAATTAAAATTAATTATAGGGATGAAGATGAAGCAACAGCAGCTGACCTTTTAATTCCAACTGGTTACATTCTTGCAAAAATCCTATCAGTTACAGCAGTATCTAATACTCATCAGATATTAAAAACTGAAATCGTAAAAGGCGTAGCAACTGCACAAGACCTTATGTGGGCAAGTGCTTCAGCTCCTGTTAGTGCAACTTACGATTTATCAGTAGCTGGTAACTTAGAACCAAAGCGTTGTTATGTAGTAGGTTCAGCTCATGCTCAAGGTTCTGGATACCCAGAGTCTTGGAAAGACCAACCTTTCTCAACTGCTTTTGGTTTAACTCAAATCTTCAAAACTGCAATGGCAATGGATAATACTACAAGAGCAACTGTTCTTAAGTATGAACCAAATGAATTTGCAAGAATTTGGAGAACAAAGTTAATTGAGCATAAGTTCGATATTGAACAAGCATTACTATTTGGTTCTCAGGGAACTGATAATGGTGGTACTCAATATACTGAAGGTGCAGTTAGCTTTATTACTAATTATGGAAACATCTTTGATGGTTCTGGTATTGGTGGTACAGGTACTAAGTCTCAAGATGATTTTCTTGATGATATGTCTGAGTTCTTAGACCCAAGATACAACAATGCTAATGCAACACTATTCATGTGTTCTACTGATACATACAATTGGATGCATAAACTAAGTGGATACTTTTCAGCTAACGTACAAAAAGTTGCTGATTCAAGTGCTTCTCTTGGTCGTGCAGACTTTAGTATTGCAGGCAGAAAGAACGTATATGGATTAGACGTTACTCAGGTATTTACTCCATATGGTGCAATGAATCTAGTAAGAAACATTCACTTGGATGGTACTGATGTAAAGATACTTGCTATTAATATGAGTCAATGTGCTTACAGACCTTTGGTTGGTAACGGATTGAATCGTGATACAGCAGTATACGTTGGTGTTCAGACACTTGAGAATAGTGGTGTTGACCGTAGGGTTGATTTAATTCAAACAGAAGCTGGTATGGAATGGCGTATGCCTGAAGCCCACGCTGTCTGGAAATAGGAGGTAAATCATGGCTAATCCTTTATACGGACAAAATAAACAAGACGACCTTATTGATGCTTTGGCAGGTGCAAGTAGTTCTATTGATACTTCATTAGCATCTGGAAGTGGTAAACTTGGCAACGCAGATGTTGTTGCTGACGCAGCTATTCCAGTTACTATTAATGGAGTAGAATATGTTCTACCATTATATGCTATAGCTAAAATATCTTAGTCTTAGTTAATAAATACATTGGGGGGCTTCGGTCCCCCATGTATAGAAAGTAAATAATGGCAACAACAAATATAGAATTAGAAATAGAATCTATAGCAAATGTAGCAGATGCAAATGCTAATTTTATTTTATCTGCACAAAAATCAGTTGCTTCAGCAATACCAAAAGAATTAATGAAATGGGCAGCGAGTGAAACTGACCCTGATACTCATGGAGGAGATGATAGTTCTACTGCAATTACACTTCCAGTAATGACGGATAATATTCTTTCTGTAAGAAGAGGTTCTTATTTTGCTTCAGAAGTATCATCATTTGAAAGTCCATTCTTAGATGATTCAAATAGTTTAAGAAAAGCAACTACTACTTTTCCTAAGTATTGGAGAGCAGTAGATGAATCAAGTGATGCTTATGTAATTAATGTAAAACCAGACCCTACTAGTAGTGTAAAAGCATATGCAAGATATGTAAACTTCGCTAATATAGATGATGATTGTGATTTAAAAGCAGCTGTTATATATAAAGCAGTATCTAATGAATTAATGGCAAAGTCTTCTTCATCAGCAACAAGTGCAAGTATTAGTTTACAAACTGCACCTACTGCTCCATCAGCTCCTTCTTTTACATATACAAACGCAAGTGTGGGAGACATGACAATACCATCTACAAGTATTGCAGACATGGTAGCTTTGGATGCATCTGCTCCAACATATACTGCTCCTACTTTAAACCCAGATTATACTGATGCAAACACTTGGATTAATACAGAAGAAGATAGTGAAATGTCAGCAGCTAGGGTACAAGTAATACAATCACAAATTGCTAAGTACAATTCAGAAGTTCAAAATGCATTAAATGTTTTTAATAAAGAGAATACTGTATATCAAGAAGATATACAAAGAAAGATTCAAAACTTAAACAAAGAAGTACAAGAACATATTAAAAATATAGATGCTGAACTAAGTGCAAGAAGTTCAAACTTATCTAAGGACCAGCAAATTGCATTACAAAATGCTATACAAAATTTTCAACAAGATGTTCAAGAGTATAGTGCTGAGTTACAAAAATATTCAGCAGAAATAACTTCGTATCAAGCAAAAGTATCTGAACAAGTTCAAAAAGGAACTATAGGATTACAACAATCTCAATCATTTTTAGCAGAGGCAGATAAATATTACAATTGGTATTTACTAGAAATAAAACAATATATAGAATCAAATAGTACAATGATAGATAGAATGGCAGCTGTATCTGCAGCTACTAGAGGAGGAAGATAATGACAGTCTTAGAATTAATGGAAAGAACAGGTATTCAGAATGAAACACTTGCTATTGCATATATAAAAGATGCTATCCATTTAATACAAAGTAATACAAAAGAAAAAATAAAAATACATAAACAAAATATACTTAACTCATCTGATAATGATGATAATGTATATAGATTACCTGCTGATATGATAGCGATAGAAAATGTAAGTGTATTAGATACTAGTGATAGTAGATATAAAAAAATTAAAAGATTATTAAATAGACCACATTACTTACTTGAGGATACATCACCATGAGTAGTTATGTAGATAAAGATTATTTTTATTATATAAGAGGTAGAGAACTTCTTCTTTATAAATTATTAGGTAGTCGTAATCAAAATAGAATTACACAATCAGGTGTATTACAATCTTATGATAATGAATTAGTATATCCAGATGAAGATATTACAGATGGTTTACGAATAGAGTATACTGCATTAAATGACCCATTTATATCTGAATCATTTGAAAACTCAACTGCATATGGAACTTCTACAGAAGTAACTTTTACTGGTAGTTCGCAAAGATATATTGGAGTCGGTAGTGTAAATGGATGGTGGAAAGACCACGGCTTTGCTGACGGAGATAAAATAAGAGTGCAAGGTTCTACAAGTAATGATGGTGAACATATTATATCTGGTGGAGTAGGGATTTCTATTGCAAGTGGAGCATATACAATTCAATTAACATCTGATTCTACAATTACAACTGAAAGTGCAGGCGAAAGTGTTACTATTACTCAAGTTCCAAAACCAGTAACTGTTTCTAGTGTAGATTCTACTTCACATATAAATTTAAATAAAATGCTTTCTTTAGCAGTTGTTGATTATGTAAAAGCAATGGTATCTGAAGAAAGAGGAGAAATAGATAAAAAAGAATATTACATGAAAGAATTTTATAGTAAATTAGCAGACAATGAAAGCAATAAGAGAATAATATCTGTTGCTTCATCTATATCTGCATATTCTGTAAGATAAAGATTTAATGCCTTAGTGGCGGTGGGGGTGGATAGTTAAGGAGTAAGTTATGGCAGATAATTTACGAAAATATACATTACAAGAAGTTTTAAATAAAGTCTACACAGATTCTTCTGGCATATCAATAGGCTTAAATTCACAAACAGCAAAAGAAACATTAAACGCAGTATTAGATAGTTCTAGTAATAGTCTTAACGTAGCAGTATCAGGTGGTACAATTACTGGTGATTTAACAGTTACTGGAGATTTTAAAGTTGAGGGTGGTGGTAGTTTTACTTATGATGAGATACTTGAAGGTCAGTTAAGTGTTGAATTTTTAAATAATACATCAACTTCAACAGATTCAGGAGCTGGTCAATTCGATAATGGAATTAGAATAGAAAATACTTCTATTGCAACTGGAGCATATTCTCAATTACGTCTTAGAGCTGGTACTGCCGATGGATATATAAGATATATTTATAACAATGTCAATGATGGTCGTTTTGGATTTTATACTGATAATACAAATAATGTCCAAGAAATGATGACCATTGCTAACGATGGTAAAGTTGGCATCGGCGCAATCTCTCCTGAAGAAAAGCTAAGTATTGAAAGTGGAGATATTCAGTTAGAAAATGGTCAATCATTAACTTGGTCAAATATAGGTGATAGCAATACTGGTAGAGTAAGAATACAAGGTGATGAGGCTCAAGATTATATTCGAATGAGAGTTGATAATAATAATGCTAAATCACTTGCTCTAAATGCAACTGGTGTTGGTATAGGTACACTCTCGCCATTAGCTAAATTAAATGTAAATATATCATCTAATGCAATAGGACTTCTTGTAAATGCTACAGATAGTAATTCATCTACTATGCAATTTACTAACTCTACAACTGGTACTACTGCTAGTGATGGATTACAAATTGGATTATCGTATTCAGAAAATGCTTTTATACAACTAAATGAATTAGGTAAATCATTACAATTTAAAACTAATGGCGATAATACAAGGATGGTAATTGATGACGGCTCTCGCATTAGTCTATCTAATAATGATGCTGGTTCATCAAATACAGTCTTTGGTCTGAGTGCTGGTAATTCTTTAGCATCAGGTTCACTTGGTAATGTTTTATTTGGAGAAGCAGCTGGTGCTGGAATATCAACAAATGATTACAATACATTTATTGGTCATAATGCTGGTAGGTTTTATGGTCAGACTTATGCTTCAAGAAATACTGCTGTAGGCTATCAATCAATGTATGTAGGTGGTAACGCATCTTCAAATTCAGCTTCTAACAATACTGCATTAGGATATCAAAGTTTATATTTAGTTACTACTGGAGATAGCAATGTCGCAGTTGGAATGCAAAGTTTAAGAGCTGCTACTACTGGAGTTTCAAATGTCTCTTTAGGTACTTATGCTGGATACGATTTAACTACTGGGTTTCAAAACGTTTTTGTAGGTCATTCTTCAGGTGAAAATATTACAGATGGAGACAACAATGTTTTGCTTGGATATAGAGCTGGTTATACTTCGAATTTTAATAGTTCGATTGGCATAGGATATAGGACATTATATAATAATACTGTTGATTATAATACAGCAATTGGATATGATGCTGGTTTTTCAAATACTTCAGGTGCAGTTAATGTTTCATTAGGAGCAACAGCATTACATTTTAATCAAACTGGAGGCTATAATACTGCCATAGGAACTAATGCAATGTATGGTGCTAGTGGAAACTCGCACTCAAATAATACTGCGGTAGGTTAT